TCAAGCCAAACTAAACCCCCAAAGACTGGTCAGAAACCTACTCGCCGTTATATTAATGAGATTATGACTTGGGGCGTCAACGAAGCCAAATGGAAAGCCGCACAGGAGTATTGTTTAGACCGTAATTGGAGTTTCCAAATCATTACGGAAAAGGATCTAAACATTAAATAAATATTGAAATGGCTAATGTATTAGATAGACTCAGCAAACAAATGTCACAGGCTGGCGTTCAACAACGCACAGCCAAAGCACGCACATGGCTTCGAAACAAGGTTTCTGAGTTAAGGGCAGTTCGTCGAAACACGATAGTTAAAGATAAAAATAGAGAAACGACAGGTTTTTATCCAGGTCGTTTATACTTTTATTTTTATGACCCTAAAACAAAAGATAAATTGCCATACTATGACCGTTTCCCTTTAGTCATTCCTGTAGAAAGATATAAGGATGGGTTTCTTGGATTGAATCTACATTACTTACCTGTCAAATATCGTATCATTCTACTCGATAAACTATACGATACGCTCAATAATGAACGTTTCGACGAAACAACCAAGATGCAGTTATCGTACGATCTATTAGCAGGGGCTGCTCGTTATGAAGAATTCAAACCTTGCTTAAAGCGTTATTTGAATTCTCATATTGCCTCTGGCTTAATTGAGATTGAACCATCAAATTGGGAAATCGCACTGTTCCTACCTGTTGAAATGTTTGTCGGTGCCACAAAAGAGCAAGTCCACCGCGATTCACTGGAGATGATCTAAAATGGCATTTACAATACCAGGTTTTGACCCAAAACCAGCACCTCAACAGACGACCCCACCAGCGCAACAAATACCGCCGCCTCCAGCAGACAATAGTCGTCAGACTTTAGGGTTGGACAGTAGCGTCGTACGAAACATCTTTTCGATTGACAATTTTCGTTCTCAAATAAACTCCTTCGGTGGTTTACAGAAAACGAATCGTTTTTATGTTGAAGTGTTTAGTCCAAAATGGACAAACGACATAATGAATCGTATGAAGTTTCTTTGCGAGTCTGCAGAGTTGCCTGGCAAAACGATTACGACGAATGATGCTAAAATATATGGACCAGCATACAAGGTAGCAACGGGAACAGTATTCAACGAAGTAACGTTAACATTCCTTTGCACTAACGATATGCATGAGAAAACACAATTCGAACTTTGGATGAATTCTGTACAGGATCCAAGAACGTTCAATATGCAGTATCGTGATTCTTATGTCGGTACTATATCAATCATCGCTTTGAGCGAGACACCAGAAGTTCAAGATCCAAAAGCGGCTGCGGATGCACAAAAGAATAATCCAATGTCATTAATTGATAAGATTCCGTCGAGCGTTATTGATTTGACTGTTGATGCATTCAGAGCAATTAAACGTAGAGTTGACGGTGGGGCTTCTGATAATCCAGCAGCACAAAGCAGTCCAGAAGTACCTGCACCAAAAGTTTATTGGGTAAAGTTAATTGACGCTTTCCCAGTTGCAATTGCACCTGTACCATTGAATTGGTCAGACGATGGCTTTATGCGCATTCAGGTTACATTTGCATACCATCGTTGGGAAAGTATTTCAGAAACTATTGCGAAGATGGAAGAAGTTGTGGTTCAAGGTAGCCGTCTTTCAAATCCAATTAAGTTGGCGCAAAAACTTTCCGCACTAGTCGCTAGTGCAAATAAAGAGAACCTAAAGAACATGGCTATCGGTCGTTTAGAGAATACGATTCTCAATTCATTTAACGATACCGATGGCGTTCTTCGACAGATTTCGACCAGCGGTGAGCGCAAAGTTAATAATGCTTTGAATAACATCTCTGAAAGGATTGGGTTTAAGTTAGATAAAATATCATTTAATTCTGGTAGAAGATAAAGTGGAGTAATTATGTTACCTAAAATTGAGCATCCGATTCATGAAATTGAATTGAGTTCTATAAAAAAGAAAGTTAAGTTTCGACCATTTCTAGTGAAAGAAGAAAAAATTCTTCTGATGGCGCTAGAGGCGAATGATGAAACGTCAATGATAAACGCTATTCGTCAAATTATACAAAATTGTGTCATTGAACCGAAAAAATTTAACGTTGACGATTTAGCAGTTTATGATCTTGAATACTTTTTCATTCGTTTGCGCGCACACTCAATGGGCGAAATAATTGAAACAAAGTATACTTGCCAACATGTTAATCCAGAAACGGAACAGAAGTGTGGCAATTTGATGGATGTGCAAGTAAATCTCTTCGATGTTAAATTGAAGAATTTAGAATGTAATCCAATTATTAAGTTTACTGATACCGTTGGCGTAAGGATGAAATATCCAAACATCAACTCATTACAACAAATGTCTGAAATTAACTTTTCAGAGAGTGTCAAAAATGTTATCGATTTCATTTATGATTGTGTTGATTGTGCTTTCGATGAAAATCAATCATACCCAAAGGAAGAAATCAGTAAAGAAGAATTTGTTGAGTTTGTTGAGAATATGTCAAAGACTGACTTTGATAAGTTCGAAACATATTTCACTTCGTTACCAAAGTTAACACATACAATTGAAAAGAGTTGCGGAAGATGTGGATTTGAGCATAAAATCGTCTTGGAGGGAATCGGCGATTTTTTCGATTAAGCCTTTGTAATGACAATCTGAAGAACTTTTTTAAAACTAACTTTGCATTGATAAAACACCACAACTTTAGTGTGGCTGAGTTGGAAAATATGATCCCTTGGGAAAGGGAGACATACGTGTTGCTTGTCATTCAGTATTTGAAACAGGAACAAGAGCGCCAGCAATTAGAGCAATTAGCGAAAAAGAGTAGATAAAAATGCCAAATGAAACAGATTACGGACCAAGCCCACTTGCTGCTCTAATTGGTGGCGGTAAACAATCAGGTACGAAAAATAAAGCAAATAAAGATGTAATGAATGCTGTCGAAAAGGGTGCCGAGAAAGGCGCAGAAAAGGCAGTAACAAAACGTGCTTCGCGTAAGCAAAAAGTTGATGGTATGCGTCAATATACCACAGGTCGTTCAGTTGGTGACTTTATTGCCTCTCAATCCGAAAATCCTTTTTTGCGATCTATGTACGCATATTCAAAAACGATTCAACAGCGCAGAGAGATGGCTAAACAGAAGTCACAACAAAAACCCGAAGGTACTGAAGGCGAGGAAGGTGCTGAAGGTGAGGAAGGTAAAGGAAACCCAAAAAAGAGAACTGGAGTTCGCACAATTCAAACCTTTCGTCGTCAGTTAAAAACGGTAGAACGAGTAACTGCTGATACGCAGAAAGATACAAAAGAAGTAATTAAAGCAATTACTGAAATCAAAAAAGGCATCTTGGGCATCAAGAGCGTTATTCAGAACCTCAAATCATCACTTGATAAAATTACAAGTTCAATTACCCCATCACCAGAAAATTCCATTGCTGCTTCTGCGGCAAGAATGTACGATACAGCTGGCGCTGATACGAAAGAGTTACTAAAGCCAATTGACGTCAAATCCTCTGGTGGTGACGATTACATGTACTATAGAGGTGCACCACAAGGTCGTCAATTCTATAAAAAAGGCAAAGGTGGCACAGCTGGTGCAATCGCATCTAAAGAATTATCACAAGATCTTTATGCGCAGCTGGATAAGAAATTGTCCATGATTAGTGCGCAAATGAATGGCGGTATGGATGAAACGGGTAAAGTATTGGCGCCAAAAGACTACGGTCAGCTGAAAGAAGTAGACGATAAAGAAGAAGTCGAGAAATTGGAAAAGGCACTGGAAGGTGCGTTAAGAAAAGTTCTACCAAGTGCATTAGCCGAAGCTGGAGTTGGAGATCAAACAATGATCCCTGGTGGTGGCGGTGGTGGTGGATTTGGTGGAATTGGTGGTGCTCTATTGAGAGGAGCTGGCGCTATTCTTCGTGGTGGTGCTGCAGTAGCCAGAGGCGCATTTAAGGGCATTAAGAATATTGGCAGTAAAATTGGTAACTTTATGCGTGGTGGAACAACACCAGTAGTTACACCAACAATGCCAACGGGAACAGCTGCTCCTCCAACAACCGTTCCTGCAGCATCAAAGGCTGCTACTGCAGGGGCAACAGCTGCGCCAGCAGCAGCAAAGGCTGCTGCAGCAGAAACTGCGGGAGCAACTGCCGCAAAAGCAGCACCAGGAGCTGCAGCAGATGCTGCGACCAAAGCTGGAACTACAACTGCAGCCAAAGCTGCGGGTAAAGGTGTATTGAAATCTGCTCTAAAGAAAATTCCAATTATTGGAGCAGTTGCAGGATTGGGTTTTGCCGCAAGTCGACTTATGGCTGGCGATAAAACTGGCGCTGCATTAGAGGCAGCTTCGGGATTAGCAGGAACATTGCCAGGATTAGGCACTGCTGCTTCTGTAGGTCTTGATGCCACTCTTGCAGCGCGTGATGCTGGATTGTTAGGCAAAACGGCAATGTCAAATCCATTGAAGAACGATATTCCAGCAACGATTATGGAACGTTCAAGTGCGCAGTTAAATGCAGCAAAGAGCGCTGCACCACCAGTGATTGTAAATGCGCCGTCAGCCCCACCAGCAGTACCTCCTCCTCCACAACCAAAACAGCCAACTGGTACGCCACTAGTTCGCAATCCTGATGATGCATTCATACGCGCAACAAGTCGCGACTTCTATCACCCAGCATCAGTTTACAAATAAAAAAAGGGAGGCGCAAGCCTCCCTGAAAACATCTATAGTTTTCTAGTGTAATCAGTCTTCAGCCAACTTTCCGAAGAAAGCCATTGAATCATCATCGTCGGTTGCTGCGACGCCAACGTCTTCGTCGGCAAGTTCGAGATCTTCAGCCTTTGCCTTTACGCGAGCAGCGGCAACGCCATCAAGACCAAGAACACGATCCAACTTCGACTTCAGTTCATCGTAAGACTTAAAGTGTTTCGGATCGAGGAACTCCTTAAGAGAGTACTCAGCCTTCCAAACCTTTTCAATCTTCTCGTCATCACCTTCAAACAACGGAGATGGATTATCAAACTCTGACTTGTCGTAGTTACGATAACCTTCAACCTTACGGATCTTGAGTTTGAAGTTTGCACCTTCCCAGAAACTGAACGGATTGACTGCCTTCTCATCTTCAAATTGTGGCTCAATCTTTTCCTTAATCTTGTCAAAGATCTTTTTGCCATACTTGTAGAGGAAAACCTTACCTTCGTTTGCAGGGTTTGCGGTATCCTTAATAACAAGAACGTTTGAAATGTAAGTCAAGCGACGCTTTTGCTTACGAGCAATTTCCTTGTTTGCTTCGATGCCAGAATTCCACAACTGAGTGTTGTACTCAGAAACTGGATCCTTCTGACCAAGAGTCGTCAAACTGTTCTCAATGTACCAACCACCAGGACCTTGAAAGCCATGGCTGAATACTTGAACCCAAGGCATCGCATCTTCACCATCAACAGCAGGGGCGTCAAGAAAACGAATGACTGCGTAGCCGTTACCAGCGGAATCAACCTCTGGTTGCCACAAACGTTCATCTTCTTTGGAGCCGCTGTTCTTCGTGTTAGTTTCGAGTGCTCGGGCGAGTTTGCCGAGTGAAGAATTTTTCTTAAGAGCGGATAGATTTGACATATGTATAACCTCGTATGTATTGTATTAAATGTATAACTTTATCCACAGTATCATAACAACAATAGTATATATTAATTTTGAGCAGGAGTCAATTCCTTTTTAATCAAAAATTTAAACATACTATCATTCAATGGAGCATAAGCAAAAAAGAATGGCTTATACTTATTGAATTTTTTATAAAGATTACTCCAAATGAAGTCATCTTCAATCTTTGTATTCCAACGATCAAACAAACCAATTAGATGATCTAGAATGATTAGCGAGTCTAGATTAATTTCTTTTTGCATGTATAGATTCAACAATTCAGGAAACTGCCTATCTTTACAACGCAATGAATCGCCGAAATCAATTTGTTTAAGTTTCTCTAAATCTTCTTTGAAATGATCAGCGCGAGATGACTGCCAACGTTTCCACTCTTTGAAAGTTTGTGCGGCTTCATCTTTCAACAACTCACTAATCCAGTTATTCTCTTTGTGAAAGAAATTGACTGCGTAGAAGTAAGGCAATTCACCTTCATCATACATCCTTGCAATTCTATGAAAAGAGTATTTGTCTTTTCTTAGATCGAAAGTTTCAATGGTGGTTCTAGATTTACCATTGTACTGAAAGTAGTCAAACCCATCATTCATAAAATGAAGTCTGACTGAATTGTAGCACACATAGGCATCGTAGCCATTCATAACGGCAATCTAGATCCTCTTTGAATAAACCTCAGAGTTTCTGCTTCTGCTGCAATCTTAGATTTTAAATTTTCGTTTACTAATGTTGCAGCAACTTCAACCTCTAGCCCACTTTCTTCGCAGTAGTGTGTGATAGCGTCAATCAATGTCAAGTCCATCTTTTGCGCCATTTCCTCTATCATAATACAGAAGTTATTCTTCTCTTCGCGTGTTGCCATTTCAGCTTGGTCCAAATACTTCGTTGATGATACGATTTACTTTAATGAATTTACCCTTATGATATAGTTGATACAATTCTTCGGCTCCAATATAAGTGCATGCTGAACGAACGCCACCAAGAAGATTCTTTACCGTTTCTGAGACTTTTCCACGATAAGGGATCATTACCTCTTTACCTTCACTTGCGCGGTACTCGGCGACACCGCCATTGTAAAGTTCCTGTGCTGCTTTAGAAGCCATCCCATAGAAACGAACAGATTTTGTGCCGAGAGTTGTTACGATTTCTCTTTGCGCGCCATCTAGACCTTCGTCGTGACCCGCGAATATACCACCAAGCATAACAAAGTGTGCACCAGCGGCAAACGCTTTTGCTACGTCTCCTGGACAAGTGCAACCACCATCAGACATGATTCTTCCATGAGCAGATTCAGCAGCATCATAACATTCAAGAACTGCCGACAATTGCGGATAACCAACACCTGTCATCTTACGAGTCGTGCAAACTGAACCAGGACCAATACCGATCTTAACGATATCTGCGCCACACTCAATCAATGATTCAACTGCTTCTGGTGTTACGACGTTGCCCGCAATCAAACCATATTCTGGATAGTTCTCAGCAAACTCACCAACAAAGTCTGCAAACTTACTTGTGTAACCATTTGCTACGTCAATGCAAACTGCGCGAGGATGAGGAATATCGTTATCAATACAAAAATTATGAAATTCTTCAAACTTACTCAAATCGCTATCAGTAGTACCAAGAGAGTAAATTGCATAAGGCGCAACATCGCGTTCAGTATCATAGAAATCAATTAGCGACTGTAGAGTATAATGCTTATTCAAAGCAGTTAAAATTTTATCTTTACTCAACGCCATAGCCATTTC